GTTCCAAGAGTGGCAAATGGGGTGGCCTATCAATCACACCGCCTTAAAGCAATTGGCAACGGACAAGTACCGCTTCAAGCAGCCCTCGCATGGAAATTACTAGGCGGCGAATAAAAAACAATTTTATGGATAAAGCATGATTGAACCAACACTAAGCGCAGAAGTACAACTCCGCAGATTGTCTTACAGCTCAAGCCAAAGCGGGAGCGTTACCTTTGGTCTGCATGACGATGACTGGGAAAAGCTAAAAGGGCTAGAAGGCAAACGGTTTATGGCTGTGCTGGTAGAGATCGGCGCAGATGAAAAGCCTATCCCGCCAGCACTAGGGCCATTGGGGAAACTTGCCGTGATGTGGTGCAAAGACCCTAATTTTAGGGCGTTCTTCGGTTGCGCTGATGAGGATGAGGCGAAGCAATACATCTTAGACGCATGCGGGGTGGATAGCCGAAAAGAGATTGATAGCAATCCTGAAGCCAAGCGGAAATTTAACGAAATCCGTATCTCATTTGTGAATGGCGTTCAGTTTAAGTGATGTTCAGAAGTAAAAAGCTAACCGATCTCGCCCGTGGTCAAGACTGCTTATTCAATATCCCCGGAGTATGCAACTACAACGCAGAAACAACCGTAGCGGCGCACAGCAACTTACTACGGCACGGTAAAGGGAAAGGATTGAAAGCGCACGATTGCTATTCGGCGTGGGCGTGCAGCAATTGTCACAGTTGGCTAGATCAAGGGCAGGCAAGTAGGGCAGACAAAGAGGCTGCATTTATGGCGGCATTTGAGCGGCAAGTTTTGGAATGGGCAAACATGGGGGTGCTGAGTGTTAAATGAATCCGAAAAAATCATTGATTCGCTACTTTCTGACTGGCACAAGTGGTCAAGTATGGACACCGGGGCGCGGGAGCTTTGGTATCAGGGCCAAGCGGCAGGGCTAAAAATGTGGCGGGCTAGTCGGCAATACGATGACCAAAACGGGGCGCTAGATGCAGATGCACACTTATCGCTTATGCAAGCTGTGGATAATGTGATTGAACACCTACCAAGGCCAGAATATACGATTGTTCATGTGCACGCTAAGAATCTGGCAATAGGCGCAACGGTATGGAGAAGCCCAAGATTGCCGCAAAACCGGGATGAGTTACAGGCTTTGCTCAATTCTGCGCGTGGGTTGGTTTCTCGGCAATTGGCTGAATTGGGGGTACTTTAATGTTGTATTTATGCACAATGTTTAGGTATATAAAAAAACACTTGTACAAAATAACAGGTTGTATATAATCACACGTAAGCCAAGCTCGCCCGTAAAAAACGTGCGGGCTTTTTTATTGGAGTAAATCATGTTAAGTCATGAAGAATTATTTGATAAAGATGGCTTTCTTCGTATCCCGAACTACGCGGAGCGAAGGCAGGAAGTTATTTATGCTGTTTGCTTGAATAATACAGGAAGCAGAAAACTACATTGTTTTGAAGCTACCAATGAATACAAGAATCTGCTCGTTGGCGATGTTTTTAGCAGCAGAGGCAAGACTTACCATGTTAAGTATATTAAGGACGAATAGTTTTTATTAACCAGTTTCGTCGGCCTGTGTGAAAAATCTCTCTCTCACTTAACCTGCGCACAGCGCCGACACCCCCTATATAGCCCGTTAGCTAATTGCTCGCGGGCTTTTTTTATTGGCTGAATGAATGGAACTAACGCCTAAACAAGAAAAGTTTGCTCAGTGTATAGCAGATGGGATGAATCAATCCGATGCTTACCGAGCGGCTTATAACGCAGGCGGGATGAAAGCAGAAACGGTACAAAACAAGGCTCACGTTTTGATGAAAAACGGCGAGGTAAGGGCGAGGGTAGATACGCTGCGTGGGGCATTGGCTGAGAAGGCTCTTTGGACGCGTGAGGATAGCGTTAGAGCGCTTAAAGACATTGCGTGCGGTACTGGTAAGCCTAACGAGGTTGTGGCCGCTGTAAAAGAGCTTAACGCGATGCATGGATTTAATGCGCCAGTGGATATAAACCTTGGCGGCAAAGTAGTCAGTGTTATAGAGCGCAGAATTGTCCGTCCTACAGATTCAGACGGCTGAAGTATTTGAGCCGTTATTACAGCCTGCCCGATATAAGGGCGCATACGGTGGTCGAGGTTCGGCTAAATCTAATTTCTTCGCGGATTTATGGCTGGAAGAAAACATACAAGCCAAGTATGACTTTGTGTGCTTGCGTGAAACCCTTAAATCCCTTGAGTTTTCAGTAAAAAAGCTTTTTGAAAGCAAAATCAGCCATTTCAACGCTGGCGACTATTTTGAGGTTCAAGATCGACGCATATTTTCTAAGCATGGCGGCGTAACAATTTTTGAAGGCATGCAAAACCATACTAGTGAATCAATCAAATCGCTAGATGGTTTTGATCGGGCTTTTTTTGAAGAAGCTCAAAACGCTAGTGAAAAAAGTTTAACGCTTCTGAGGCCGACGATTCGCAAGCCCGGATCGCAACTTTGGTTCGCTTGGAATCCTGACTTAGAAACAGACCCAATCGACAGGTTGTTGCGTGGGAAAGAGCCGCCGCTTGACTCAATTGTGGTTGAGGCTAACTACATGGACAACCCTTGGCTTCCTGATGAGCTACGGGCTGAAATGGAGTACGACAAGCGCCGTGATCCTGACAAATATGCGCATGTTTGGCTTGGTAAATACCGCCGAAACAGCGAAGCGCGAGTATTCAAGCATTGGAAGATTGAAGAATTTGAACGGCCAGAAGGTACGGTTTACCGGCTTGGTGCGGACTGGGGATTTAGTGTTGACCCTAGCGTTTTGATTCGTTCAAGCATTGAAGGCAACCGGCTCTATATTGATTATGAAGCTTGGCAGGTTGGGTGTGAGATTGTAAATCTGCCCGAACTGTTTATGAGCATTCCAGAGGCCGAAAAGTGGCCGATTACTGCCGATTCTGCAAGACCGGAAACAATCAGCCACATGCAGAAAAACGGTTTTCCTAAGATTCGCGCTGCGATTAAGGGCGCGAAGTCTTTAGAGGATGGTGTTGAGTGGTTGAAAAGCTTTGAGCTAATCATTCACCCGCGTTGCAAGCATTTAATTGATGAGCTAACACTGTATAGCTACAAGACAGACCCGCTAACTGGGGAAGTGTTGCCAATTCTGGCAGACAAAGACAACCACTGTATCGACGCCTTGCGCTATGCTTGCGAAGGGGCGCGGCGGGCAAATGCAAACAAACCTACATACGACTTTAAAAATTCCGCAGCAGCGGGCAAGAGGACTATTTGATGGACGATTTGAAAGAAGCGCAAGAACTTTACGAGGATGCGATTGCCGCAACTCGTGAGCAGCGCAGACAAATCGCCGAAGATTTAGAGTTTTCCGACCCCTCGAACCCGATGCAATGGGACGCAACTGTCAAGCGTGAGCGGGAGAACGACCCCGGCGGGGCGCGTCCTTGCTTAGTGATGGATCACACAGGTCAGTACGTTGCTAACGTCGCTGGACAAGTAACACGTAACCCACCGGCGATTCATACTGTGCCCGTTGGCTCTGGTTCGGATGTTAAGGTCAGCGAGAAGATGGACGGGATTCTCCGTCATATTGAATATGCCAGCCGCGCACAGACTCACTACGGCATTGCACTGACTTCGGCGGCTCGCACAGGTATTGGATACCTTATTGTGCGGCCTGAGTACGTTGACCGTGCTTTAGGCTACCAAGAACCGCGCATTAGCTCACAGGCCGACCCGTTGCGCGTTGTGTTTGACCCGTGGAGTGTTCAGCTTGATGGGTCGGACGCTGACTTTGGCTACCTGCTAACCAGTCTATCAAACCGAGAATTTAAGCGCCGCTATGGCGACAAAGCCGAGCTTAAAAGCTGGGGATTGGATAACGAAGCAACAAAGAAGGTCAACGAGCGCGAATCAATCATCATCGCCGAGCAGTGGTACAAGGAAGAGAAAAAACGCAACGTTATTATCTACATTGATGCAGAAGGTAATGAGGCTTCTGGTAGTGAAGACGAATACTTTGCGGCCTGCCATGCTGCTGGAATGACGCTTGAATTTTTGCGCAACTACACAGAAAAGTACCAGTGTGTTAAATGGCGGACGATGAGCGGCGCAGCCATTCTTGACACACCAAAAAATGCAGATGGCACTGAGGCGCTTTACCCCGCTGACGCAATTGGCATTGTGCCCGTGTATGGCTATTGGGGCGTGAAAGACGGCTTGATGACGTATTGCGGCATTCCACGCCGCGCACGCAATCCACAACGTGCCTACAACTATCACATGAGCGAGCAGCTTGCCTACATGGGCACTGCGCCGAAGTCGCCGTACATTAGCTCTGTACGAGCTATTGCAGGATTAGAGCAGATATGGGAAAACGCCAGCATTGAATCTCGCGCATACCTGCCTTACAACGACATTGACGAAAACGGCCAGCCAGTTAGCCCACCGCAGCGGCAGTCTGTTTCCACCAATTTGCAGAACCATACTGAGGGTGCTAACCGAGCGCTTGCTGATATTGAAGCATCTATCGGCATGTATCAGGCCAATTTGGGCGCACCAAGCAATGAGACTTCTGGTGTGGCAATTGATGCACGTAAACAGCAAGGCGAAGCATCTACTGCGCATTTCCCGCAGAATTTAGCCGCATCGCTAGGGCAAGTTGGCCGTATCTGTTTGCAGATGAGCGCCAAGCTAATCGACACACGCCGCCAGCAACGCATTGTTGGCATTGATATGAAGCCCGCGACGGTGGTGGTTGATCCTGAGCAGAAAAAAGCCGTTGAAGAATATCAAGACGGAACGGTCACAATTAACCCGAATGTGGGCTCATACGATGTGCGCGTGGTTGTTGGTGCTAGTTACTCAACACAGCGCAGTCAGACACAGGCCGCACTATCGGAAGTGATGACACGCAACCCCGGATTAACCCCGGCAATCGCACCGCTTTGGGCGCAGCAATTAGACTTCCCGCACGCTGACAAATTGGCGCAAGTATTAACTGCGATGGCCCCGCCGCCAGTACAGACAATCTTGAACCCTGACTCGGCGGGTAAGCCTACCGTCGAACAGTTGATGCAAGAAACCCAGCAGCTTAAGCAGCAATTGATGCAAGTTACTCAAGCGCTTGAAAACGCAAGCAATCACGCTGAAGAGATGGAAGAAGACCAAGAAATTAAAAACAAAGAGCTTTTAGTCAAGGCTTACGAGGCCGAGACAAAGCGCATTCAGGCTGTCGGCTCAGGAATGACTCCCGAGCAAGTTCAAGCGATGGTCATGCAGACATTAGAGCAAGTATTGACCACGCCAAGCCCAGCGATGGGCATTCAAGAGGAATACCAAGAATACGAGCAGGAAGAGCCGGAATTTATCCCACAAGAAATGCCGCCGCCTGAGATTAACGAGATGCCGCCAGAGATGGCAGACCCAAACCAACCGCCTCCGGGCGGTTTTTTTTCGCCTGAATAAAAGGAGATTTTCTTGGAAAACGAAATCAGCGCATTGCCAACTGACGGAAACGTCGCGGCAGGCGAGCCAGCAGCGCCCGCCACAGAGCTTCAAAGTGAGCAGGTTGAACAAGCAAGCGGTGAAGCTACTGGCACAGAAAACTCAGAGGCATCAGATAGCAGCGAAAAACCAGAGAAAAAAGAAAAGACACCAGAGCAGCGTGAGATTGACCGCTTGCGCCGTCGCGTGGACAACTTAACCAAGAAAAAGTACGAATTAGAAGCGTTGCGGCAAGAGCCACAGCGCCAACAAGATAGCGATGACGAATCCTTGACGGTATCGCGGGCTGAACTGGATCGAATGATTGCAGAGCGAGCGGAAAAGCTTGCACCGACAATCAAAGAACAGCAGGCCGAAATTGAACACCGACAAGAGGTTATTAAAACGCTATCTAAGGAGTGGGGCCAAGAGAAATTCGACGCTATTGCAGCGGAATTGGATGATGCACTTGGCGGTTTATTAGATGCCAGAGGTAGGCCAAAGCCAGCCACAGAAGCAATCTTTGAAGCCGAAGACCACAAGTCGGTTATTGAGTTTTTGACCGATCCTGAAAACTCGGATGTGGCAGAGCGTCTAGCCCGTTCTTCGGCTGTTCGTGCTGGCTTAGAAATAGCCCGCATTGAGGCAAAGCTGAAAGAACAGAAAGCGAAAGCCAAGGCCAAACCGAGCAATGCCGCCCGACCGCTTGAATCGGTCAAGGGTGGTGGTGTGCCGACTGGCATCCCAGACCCGGCAGACACAAAAGCATACATCAAGTGGGCGAACGAGCAAGAACGCTCCCGCCGCTAATTAAACAACCCGCAGACGAAGCCGCCCTTGAGGCGGTTTTTTTTCGTCTGAAATTTATTAAAGGAGCCAATTATGGCTAATGCATTAGTTACCTCGCAGGTCGTTACTAACGAAGTTCTGCGCATCGCCCATAACAATTCAGCGTTTTTGGGCAACGTAAACACCGACTACAAAGAAACATGGAAAGGTGAATATAAACCCGGTAGTACCTTAAAAGCCCGCGCACCTGTTCAATTTACACATCGCGACGGTGAAACCGCAAGCGTTCAAGACGTAACCGAGCGCACTGTAGATGTGACCTTAGAGCCATTGTTAGGTTTGGATTTTGCTGTTAGCACAACCGACTTAGCTACTTCCGTAGGTTCAGACGGCAAGGTGATGCCTGAATTCAAAGACCGCTATCTCAAGCCAGCAGGTTTGAAATTGGCTGCGCTGTTGGATTACCGCATCGCGTTGAAAATGAAAAACGGTTTTCATCAGATCGTCGGCACTCCCGGTACTGCACCATCGACATTTGCTGACCTGTTAAACGCTGCTGTTCCACTTGACCGTATGAGTGTTCCTCGTGACGGTATGCGTATGGCCGCGATTGAGCCGGGCGCTAATGCTGCGATTGTTGCTGGTTTGTCTGGTCTGTTTAACAACCAAAGCTTGCTTGGCGAACAATACAAGACCGGCATTATTAAAACTGGCGCGGGCCTTGACATTGCCATGTCTCAGAACGTGCCTAGCCATACTGTTGGCGCTTTGGGTGGTACTCCGCTCATTAACGGTGCGAACCAAGGCTTGATTAACTCTGGCGCAACTGACAACCCTTGGGCGGCTACGACCTCGCTTGTAACTGACGGCTGGACTGCTGCTGCTGCACAACGGTTGAACCAAGGCGATACATTCACCATTGCTAACGTGTTCTCGGTCAACCCTGAGACAAAAGCAAGCACTGGCGTGTTGCAATCGTTCGTTGTTACTGCTGCTGCGTCTTCTGACGGTTCTGGCAACCTGACCGCGATCATTTCTCCGGCAATCATTGCTGGTGGCGCTTATCAAAACGTAACGGCTCGCCCTGCTGATAATGCAGCGATCACCATTACTTCCGGCGCTGCGAACACGACTTACAGCCAAAACATTATTTGGCACAAAGACGCGTTTACTTTCGTTTCTCCTAAACAAGAGTTGCCCGGCGGGATGGATATGGCCTACCAAGCATCGTTGGCTGATGAAGGTGGTGTTTCTCTGCGTTTTGTTCGTGGCTACGACATTACCAATAACCGCTTTATTAGCCGTTTCGACATCCTGTGGGGCGGTGCGGTAACTCTGCCTAACTTCGGCGTTCGTCGTACCAACTAATTAAAGAGGCTTCGGCCTCTTTTTTATTTCATTCTTTGTAAAGGAGCACAACATGCCCGCAGTTCCATCAAGTATCCCCCGCGCAACCCCCGGCGGCCCAGTTGCCGCGCTTGGTCAATATCGACAAGTTATCGACGGTGTAGGCGCAACCCGCACTTTAGCCCCAGAAGAATCTGGCGCTATTTGTGAATTTGACCGCGCAGCCGGGATTGTTTACACATTGCCAGCCACGTCAGCGCAGACCATTGGTTTAACTTACGAGTTTATCGTCGTTACAACCATCACTTCTAACGCGGCCAAGATCGTCACTGCCGATGCTTCGACTTTCTTAGTCGGCGCAGTTGTGTCTGCTAACAGCGGCGCAACGACTGCCACGGCTTACCCAGCCAACGGTACAACTATTCGCGCACTATCCAGCAACGGCACAACCACAGGCGGCACGATTGGCGACCGCTACCGCGTGACTTGTATTAGTCCAACCCTGTGGGCCATTGATGGCCAAGTGGTTGCAACAGGTACAACCGCCACTCCGTTCGCTACTTCTTGATGTTTTGGGGCTGGCTTCGGCTGGCCCCTTTTAAAAAGGGCGAAATATGCCATTAGAAAGCACAAACGTACCGAACGAGAAAGCCTCGTTCATGGCCGCTATAAGTGGCCTAGCGCCTGCCGCATCCGCAACCGATATTTTTACGATCACCGGCAAAGCTGGGCGCGTCGTTAAGATTAACCAAATTCAAATTAGCGGTATTGCAACGGCTGCAAGCGCAATTCCGATTTCGATTGTTAAGCGATCTACCGTGAACTCTGGCGGCACATCCGCTGCCGTTTCTGCGGTTCTTATGGACACCGCAAACGCAGGGGCTTCTCCTGCTGCTGCGTCGGTGCTTTCGTACACCGCTAACCCGGCCAGTCTAGGGACATCGCTTGGCAACATCGCCACGGCCCGAATGATTCTTTCGACCGCATCAGCGTCTGTTGGTACATCGCCAATCGTTTTTGCGTTTGAGCGCATGTACATGAAGTTGCCTACGCTGCGCAATGAAACTGAATCGCTTTGCTTGAACTATGGCGGCGCAACAGCAGCCGGTAACAGCGTAGATATTTCTATTTCATGGACGGAAGAAGCGCAATGACCTATCCACTAAATATGCAACTGCCAGCACCACAAGTCGGTTTTGCAGTAGCAAATGACGAAGCAGAGCATGCCGCTTTATCTGAGGCTGGCTACGAACCTAAATTCGTTGAAGGCCAAACGATTGAATCTGTACGCGCCGCACTTGATGAGGCCGGGATTGCTTACGACAAGCGCCTAAGCCTTGCCAAGTTAATTAAGCTCTTACCAGAGTAAAAGATGGCAACCTCGCTGGACATTATCAAGCGTGCATTGCGCATTAACGGCGCGTATGGCGTGGGTGAAACTCTGTCATCCGAAGAAGCGCAAGATTCTTTGACCGCACTGAATGCGTTGATGGGTTCTATATCTAACACGCCAATGGTGTACGCCAAAACGCTTGACACCATTTCGCTGACTGGTGGGGTGTCTAGCATTACGGTAGGGACGTCTGGAACAACTGTCACGCCGCGACCCATTAAGGTATTGGACGAAAGTTATATCACTAACGGTAACGTTACTTACCAACTGCGCATTTTCACAGACAAGCAGTACAGCGATGTAATGGTTAAGACTACGCAGGCAATTCCTACGGCTATCTGGCCGCTGATGAATATGCCGAACGTGCAGATTACATTCTGGCCTGTTCCGATTGGTGGGCTAACTCTGTATTTGTGGTCAACGAAGCTACTTCAAACATTCCCAGACTTAACGACCACCGTTAGCTTGCCAGACGGCTATGAGGATTACATCTGCTACGAGTTGGCCGATGTTCTTGCGCCTGAGTTTGGAACAGAACTTAGCCCTACCGCAAAGATGCGCTTGCGTAAGTTGCGACACAACATTGAGCTAACAAACCTTGTCGTACCAATGCTTAAAAAGCCGGTAGATCAGCGCTTTGGGCATTACAACGTACTGAATAACGGGATTGTATGACCAAGCGTTACCCGTTGTTTGGCCTTGGTTTACAAGGCCGGTCTTCTAACGTCACGGCACAACGTAGGTTAAATATCTTTGTTGATTTCACGCCAGAAGATGACAAAACACGGGTGACAGCTTACGGCACGCCGGGGCTAGATTTATTTGTTGACTTTGGCGATACGCCTGCTCGCGGCGTTTATACCGTCGGCAATTTTATGTATGTGGTACACCGCGGCGTGTTTTGGGAAGTCAATAACGCCGGGGTAAAGGTCAACCGTGGAACGTTGCTCACCACTACTGGACGCGTTGGGATGGTCGATAACGGCAGTGTGATCCAAGTGGTTGATGGTTCCTATGGGTACACCTACGACTTAGCGACAAACGCATTTACGCGAATCACGGATCCTGATTTCGTCGCAGGTTATACAAACGCTTGGCAAGATGGATGGTTTATTAAAGACCGAGCAGGCAGTGCGGTACGGGCTGAGTGGAATCGTTTTGATATATCAGCCGACGGTAGTGCTTATGACGCGCTTGATTATGCAGCAGCAGAAGCAAATCCTGATTCGATATTGCGAGTATTCACCGACCACGGCGAGTTGATCCTGTTCGGTGAAAACACGCTGGAATTTTGGGGCAACTCTGGCGCACAGGATTTTCCTTTCGGTCGGCTTGGTTCGGCGGTTGTCGAATGGGGTCTTGCTGCCCGTTGGACTGTAACGAAGTTTGCAAACTCTTTGATGTTCTTAGCTAAAAACAAGCTAGGACAAGTGCAAGTGGTACGGCTTGATGGTTACAACGCCACGCCGGTGAGTGATCCGGCGCTTGAGTACATCATTAACGGCTATTCGTCGGTATCTGACGCAACTGCTTTTTCGTATTTGCTTAACGGGCATTTGATGTACCAGATCAACTTCCCGACTGCTGGAAAGTCTTGGTTGTATGACGGCACAAGCAATCTATGGAGCGAGCTTCAAAGTAACGGCGGCAGACACTTAGGCGAGATTGGCGCACTGTACCTTAATGGATTTTACGTTAGCGATTATGCAACCGGAAAAATCTACCGGATAAACGCAGACAGCTATACGGACAACGGAACGGCTATTAAACGGCTGATTGCCTCGCGCCACGTCTATGGTGGTGACTACGTGTTTATTTCCGAGATGTGGGCAGACTTTGAAACCGGCGTAGGTTTAACGACCGGACAAGGTAACGACCCGCAAGTGATGCTGCGAATCTCTAAAGATAACGGCCACACATGGGGTAATGAGATGTGGCGATCACTTGGCGCGATTGGCAAATACATTACCCGTGCGCGGTGGTTGCGTTTAGGCCGTTCGCGTGATTGGGTGTTTGAGTTATCAACGACTGATCCGGTTAAGTTTGTTTTAACCGGCGCATTTATGTCTAGCCGATGAATATCCAAGCACCGAATAATGGCGATCAGTGCCAAGACGATAAAGGCGTTACTCCACGGTGGTGGAATTTTTTTGTAAAAGTAGCGGATGTTTTAACCGCATTAACGCAATCAGGAACAACAGCAGAACGGCCAACTTCATTTTTATGGGTTGGCCGTTTTTATTTTGATACGACGCTAGGAAAACCGATTTATTGGAAATCTTCTGGCGTGTGGGTTGATGCGACAGGGGCAACGGTTTGAAAGAAATAGACGTGAAGGACATCCCGATTAAGCACTATTTCGGCGGCGGTGTAGCTATCAAGCAAATACGTGTTGATGCGGGACAGATCATTGTTAAACACAAGCATGACTATACGCACCTCTCCTATTTGGTGAGCGGAAAAATTGAAGTGATTGTGAATGAAAAAACGTCACAGCATGACGGCCCGGATTGTTTAACGATTATCGGCGGTGAGTATCACGCGATTCGAGCCTTGACTGACTGCGTATGGCTTTGCATCCACGCGACCGACTGCGAAGACGAAACGCAAGTTGACCAAGTATTAGTTTCTCAAGATTCCAAATACAACGAAATGAAAAGCTTAGGAGAAAAAATTGCGTCACTTTATTAAATTAGGTGAGGGCGTTGATACCCGTCAAGTCTTAGTTGCATTACACCACAATGAAAATTTGTGGAATCAAAACCCAATTAGAAAAATATCGGCAGGCTCTCCACACGCTGAAATGGATGACATTTGGGTGAGATACAAAGACCCTAAAGAAGTTGATATTAACAATCGTGCGGACATGCATTTCCCTGTTTGGTTGGATGCGTATTACAAGCTGCCGCAACTAAGAAACATTATTTTTTCAGTCATGGCCCAATGCCAAGCCGAGCATTTAGGTTTTGTTTTGATTACACGCATCCCGCCCGGATGCAAGGTTTACCCACACAAGGATGCGGGATGGCATCCAGAGTTCTACAACACAAAAGTTTACGTTGCCCTACAAACAAATGACAAGTGCGTCAACCGCGTTGAGGAAGAAAGCGTCGTAATGAAAACTGGTGATGTTTGGTATTGGGACAACCTAAAAGAACACGATGTAATTAACGACGGTGACGAAGACCGCATTACTTTGATTATCTGTTTAAGAACAGGAGGTTAATATGCCAGCAGGATGGGCAGCAGCAGCAGTAGCAGCAGGAGGGGCTTACATGCAGAGCCGTTCTGCTAGCTCCGCATCGAGAACGCAAAAGCAAGCATCTGATGAGGCAAACGACCTAACGGGGCAACAATACAACCAAAGCCTAAAAATGAATTACCCGCTTATCAATGCGCGGGACGCGGCTTTAGGAAAGTTGTTGACTCGTTTTGCGTTAAATGGTGCTGATGTTTACGATCCTAACTACGGCTCTTTAACTAAAAAATTTAGTAATGAAAGTTTTGTTAAAGACCCCGGTTATGATTTTCGCTTGCAACAGGGCGAAACTGGAATAAATAACGCGCTTCGCTCTCGGGGCGGCTATGATTCTGGCGCGGCGCTAAAGGCTCTAGCACGTTATAACCAAGACTATGCAAGCAATGAGTATCAGAACGCATACAACCGATTTAATAATGACCAAAACACCGAATACAACAGGCTAATGGGTTTTGTGAATGAAGGTCAGCAAGTATCATCTGATTTAAGTCGGCAAGGAATGGGTTATGCGCAAGGTGTGGGGAACAACTTAATGAATGCTGCAAACGTTAGCGCGGCGGCAAACATGTACGGTGCAAACACTAAAGCCGACTTATTCAATAATTTGGCTGGTTATGCGATGCGAGGGCGCGGCCAATGGGGTAATGGAGCGCAATCGTCAGGCGGCACTCAGAACGCGCAACCAACAGAGCGCACACAGTATGTTGACTACTCAAACGGCGGGGGGGCTTGGTGATGCCTTTGGATACGTCTATTTACGCACCACGTCAAGCCGTTAATCCGTTTGAGGTAGCTGCTCGGTTTGAGGCTCAGGACGCGGCAATGCAAAATAACAAACTTGCCGCAATAATGAATCAAGCAAAGATTGACGAATACCGGCGCGGTGTCGATCGTGAAAATAAATTAATGCAGGCATTGCAAGGCGGTGCTGGCGCTGATGAGTTGCAACGGCAAGGCTTTCTTGAGCCAGCAATGAAGCTGCGCAAGGAAGATTTAGAGCGCCAAAAAGCCCAACTTGATATGGGTAAAACGCAGGCCGAAACTGGAAAACTAAGCGCAGAAACTCAGAATAAACAATTTGAGTTGCAAAAGAACATAAACGGTTTTGTGGGCAGCGGTGCTTATGCGATTATGCAAAACCCAACTTATGAAAACGCCCTTGCTATTACTCGACAAGTGGCCGAAAAAATTGCACCTTTTGCGCCAGATATGGCCGCAAAAATGGACGGCTCGCAAATCCCGCGTGATCCTGCGCAAATCAAGCAGATGTTTAATAACTTCTATTTGAAGTCGGTGGATGTTGCCAAATTGCTTGAGGCTCAGACAAGCCGAGACAACAACGCCGCCACAAACGCCACCTCACGCGCAAACAATGCCGCAACAAATGCGACCACGATTCGCAGGCAGAATTTAGTAGATGCACGCCAGCGCGAAGCCATGAATACTCCGCAGTACATGGAAACGGCGGATGGCATTGTGGCCCTACCTAAGAAGCTTCCTTTCGGTCAACAACCTACCGCTATTCCTGTTATGGGACAAAACGGCCAGCCAATAAACACAACGAAACTTACTGAATCTGCTAAAAAGCAAATTACAGGTATTGATTCTTTAGGTAAAGCAATTGATGAATATACAAAAACCCTATCAAATTGGAAGAGCGCGGACATAGTAAGCCCAGATAAACGCGCAGAGATGGGTACAAAGTACAACAACATGATGTTGCAAGCAAAAGAAGCTTATAACCTAGGCGTGCTGAATGGCCCGGACTATGACATTTTGACAAGCATTGTTACGGATCCGTCAACTCTTAAAGGAGCAATCACAAGCACCGATGCAATGGCAAAACAAGCAACCGAGTTGAAACGAATTATGCAAGGGACAAGGCAGGCGGTAGCGAACCAAGGAAGATCACCAACCGTTCAACCGACATCGATTGATGATTTGCTTAAAAAATACGGGCAATAAATGGCGACCATTGAACAGCTAAGTAAAGCACTTGTAAATGCTGATGCCGCTGGAGATGCTGACGCGGCGCGGGTGTTCGCGGCTGAAATTAAAAAGCTGCAAGCAAGCTCACAGCCAACAGTTCAGCCAGAAGAAAAAAGCGGCTTGCGTAATTTTGGCGAGGGCGTGTTACGCGGTGCTGCTGGTGTCGGCCGTACTTTGCTTTCACCAGTAAAAGGCGCGGCTGACTTTATTTCACCGACCGAAACAACATTAAAAACTTTAGTTACTGGAGAAAAAAAGCAAAACCCAGTTAGCAGCTATATTGACCGCATTGACCAAGGCTTAAAGTTTTTAGACCAAGACAATAAAGATTCTGGCTTATACACTGCTGGAAAGATTGGCACTGAAATACTAGCAACCATGCCGGTTGGTGGTGCGGCGGCGCAAGCAGTAAGGATGGCTGCCCCCGCTGTCAGCACAGCGCCAAAACTGACAAACCTGCTCACCGCAATTGAAACAGGCGGAGTGCGCGGCGGAAATATGCTTTCTCGCGTGGCCGGTGGCTCTATTAACGGCGGTTTGAGTATGGGGCTAGTTAATCCTGACGATGCAGCTACCGGCGCAGTAATTGGTGGGGCATTGCCCGGCGTGCTTGGTATTGCTGGAAAGCTCGGTAAGTCTGCCGGCTCATCAGGCGCACAAAATGCGCTGCTGCAAAACCAATTACGGAATGATGTGCTTAACCAGTCAAAATTGGCCGGTTATGTTGTGCCCCCATCTGATGCAAGCCCCGGCTTGTTAAATTCGGCTCTTGGTGCATGGAGTGGGAAAATTAAAACTGAACAGGCTGCATCTGCAAAAAATGCGGCGGTGACTAATGATTTAGTGCGCAAAGAGTTTGGACTAGCAAGTGATGTGCCAATCAGTCGCGATACGTTGGCCGAGGTGCGAAACAAGGCGGGCCAAGCGTATGAGGCAGTAAAAGGTATTGGTACTGTTGCTGCCGATAACGCTTACAACGCAGCCTTAGATTCTATTGAAAAATCCTATGCGGGCGCATCTAAGTCATTCCCTACCGCAGTTAAAAACGAGGTTAAGGATTTAGTATCTGGCTTGCGTGTTGGTGCGTTTGATGCTGGTGATGCAATTGATATGGTTAAGGTGTTACGTGCCGATGCAGACAAAGCTTATGCCGGTGGCGACAAGCTTTTAGGTAAGGCAAACAAAGAAGCGGCGGCAGCGCTTGAGGATGCAATCGGTCGGCAATTACAGGCCAGCAATGCGCCATCTGATTTGATTAAAAACTATCAAGACGCACGCCAGATTATTGCCAAAACTTACAGCGTAGAAAAAGCGCTTAATACGGCTGGTGACGGGGTAAACGCTCGCAAGCTTGGGGCGCAATTGTCAAAAGGTAAACCAATCAGCGGCGACTTAAAAACGGCGGCTGAGTTTGCCAATACGTTTCCAAAGGCGGCGCAAGATGTGGCCGCACCAAACGCATACAGCATTACAGATATTGGTCTAGGTGGTTTTGGAGTTGGAGCATCTAATCCGCTTCTGGCGGCGATGATGGCTGCACGACCTGCCGTTAGAAGCACGATATTAAGTAAGCCGTATCAAAAAGTAATGGTTCGGCCTGCAAGTAATAAATTGCAAGCACTCATACAAAACAATCCTAATGCCCAACGTCTTTTGAATCAGTCTGGCCCCGTGCTCGGTTCAGAGTATCTCGATATGCAATAGAGTATTCGTGGCAAAACTTAAATATAGCTAGTATCCCGATCACAATTATCTTGAATGTAAGCATAAGACCCGCCTCCGTGCGGGTTTTTTATTTGGAGAAACAATGCCAACCGTAAAACTCTCGCCGGTCTTTAATGAAGCAACACTGATTAATGGCATCCCGGCCAGTGGAGCCAAAGTCTTTGTATATGCCGCTGGCTCAACGACAAAGCAGGCATCGTACACAGATTCTACCGGAACGGTAGCGCAGGCCAATCCAATCATTCTAAACACTCGCGGCGAACCTGCAAGCCCAATCTGGCTAACTGCTGGGCTAAATTATAAGTTTGTCCTTGCGGCTAGTACAGACACCGACCCGCCTAGTTCACCAATTCGCACTATTGACAACATTTCAGGCATAAACGATGCCAGTGTGAGCATTGACCAATGGATTCCATCTGGCCTAACCCCCACCTATATTAGTGCTACTCAGTTTTCCTTTCCCGGCGATCAAACTAGCACATTCACGCCCGGACGACGACTAAAACTGACCGTAACGGCTGGGACTGTATACGGGAAAATCACGGTTTCTGCTTACTCCTCATTAACGACAATCACCGTATTGCTGGATAGCGGCGTTTTAGACAGCGGGTTAAGTGCAGTTGCGTACGGGATTTTGAGCGTCACTAATCCATCTGTTCCCGATCTTTATTCATCGCCCATTCAACAGATAGGCGCAAGCGTTGCAGCCAATGCGCTGACGATTGCAAGCAATGCTTATGGCTTGAGCTTTAGGTCGGCTACCTTATCAAGCGGTACGCCTTCTTTTGTTTCTGGTACGGCATCAAGCCTAACAATTCCATCCGGAGCAACGCTAGGCACAGCAAGCGGAGTTTCTGCCGATTTAATTCTTTTGTTGATGAATAACGGCGGGAGCCTTGAGTATGCAATTGCTAACGCATCTGGCGGTATTGATTTTTCTGAAACAAATTTAATAAGCACTACGGCGATTAGCGCGGCGGCTACCTCTGCCAGCGTTATTTATTCAAATAGCGCTAGGTCTAACTTGCCATATCGAGTTTTGGGCCTTATTCGCGGATCACAGGCAACGGCTGGGACATGGGCGACTACTCCTGACTTGCAGCAAGGATCGGGTGGCATGGCAGAGTTACTTTCAAAAATAAATACCACCCCGCCAGTTACGCTAACAGGCACATCCGTTGATTTTACTGGAATCCCAACTTGGGCGCGAAGAGTTACCTTAATGCTGAGAAATGCAAGTACAAACGGTTCTTCCTTGGCTATTGCCCAGCTTGGCACGGTTTCATCTGTAGAGACTTCATCCTATTTAAGCACGGCAAGTACAAACGGCGCGCAATCAACCGCAACAACTGGGTTCTTAACCACTTATCGTGGTGACGCTTCAAATGCTTTAAACGGCGCTTTGGTTTTTAATTTGCTCGATCCCTCTACAAATTTATGGGTTCTTAATGGCTCAACGTCTGGCGCAGGCGCGTCATTAGATGCATCTGTTTTAGCGGGTGGCAAAGCGTTAAGCGGAAAACTATCAAGAATTAGATTAACGACCGTCGGTGGTGTTGATACTTACGACGCAGGCTCTGCCATTATTTCTTGGGAGTGATGATGCAAAGAAAATCAGTCGATATAGGGACAATGCAAGTCACATTTACCGATGTTTTTGCGTACAAGAATAATGATGGCGAGTTGGTTTTGTCCGATATTGAAATTCCAGAATTAGAACAAATAAGCGATGAAGAAGCCGCAACTCTAGCAAATCCTATAAGCAAAAGAATAAAGAACAAATGGGCAGAGATCAAGGCAGAGCGAGACCGCAGGACTCAAACAGGTGGCTATAAAGTCGGTAACTATTGGTTTCACTCAGACCAAACAAGCCGGATCCAACAGTTAGGGCTAGTTATCTCTGGTCAAAATATCCCGCAAAGCTTGATGTGGAAAACGATGTCCGGCGAGTTTGTGGCAATGACCCCAACGCTTGCGCAGCAGATATTCGCAGCGGCCTCAATTTCCGATATGAGTACATTCCAAGCCGCAGAGGCACATCGCATTGCAATGGAAGCAAGCAATGATCCAGCTAGTTATGACTTCTCTGGCGGCTGGCCCGCTGTATATGGTGGGTGATGCTCAAACTATTGTTTTGTACCTCAAATAAACCCGCTGCGGTAGCGATTCGGGTGGCTACTTGGTCTGATTGGTCGCACGTTGCGATTATTGACGGCGATGAGGTTATCGAGGCCGTGTGGCCGCATGTTCGCACCGCAAAGCTATCAGACGTTATTGGCTCGCACTCTAAGCATGTGATTCGTGAGTACCCATGCAAAGACCCTCAAGCAGCGATTGATGCAGCCCGGTCACAAATTGGAAAGCCTTACGACTGGTCTGTTTTTTTAGGGGCTATGTCACGCAAGGATTACAGCGATGACACAAATTGGTTTTGTTCTGAGCTTGGCGCGTGGGCGCTAGAGCAGGGCGGTTCACCTGTGTTTAGACGGGATTATTTTCACAGGGTTTACCCACAGCATTTATGGATGATTGCATAGCCCCGAAGAGGGCTATTTTTTTGGGTACAGGGTGGCCTAGCGGCTTTTAAGAGGTTTATTAAATGGATATAGCAATGGTAGAAAAAGAGCTTGGCGACCACGGGGCCAGAATCAAAATGCTTGAGCAAGGGCAGACAGATATTAAGTCTGAGCTTAAGGAAACCAACAAAACTTTGGGCGAGATTTTGCGCTTGATTGCCGAAGGGAAAGGCGGGGTAAAAACCGTGATTGCTTTGGGTGGTTTTGCTTCAATTATTTCTGGCTTGATTGGCGCCATGCTTTCAAAACTGCTGCCTTTAATTGGCTTGTTTAAGTAGGGGGTACAAAATGATTCTCAGCGCATTAGTATCGTTTCTCGGCGGCTCTGCTTTCCGCATGGTTTGGGGTGAGGTTTCCGCATGGTTTACCGCCAAGCAAGAACATAACCAAGAAATAGAGCGCATGCGGCTACAAGGTGAATTAGACGCGGCACAGCATGCACGCAACCTAGAGACGATCAAGGTGCAAGCAGAACTAGGCGTGAAGACGATCCAAGTGCAGGCCGAGGCCGACTTAGAAAGGCTTGACGCACAAGGTTTTTACGAAGCGGCTAAAGACGCAACACGCTTAACCGGTATTAAGATTGTGGACATTTGGAACGGTATCATCCGTCCACTTACTGCGACCATCGCGCTGTATCTTTGGGTGGCTGCGCTGAACGGGCAAGGCTGGCTTATGGGAGACTGGGACAAAGAGTTAGTTGCCGTGGTGTTTGGTTTTTACTTTGCATCGCGCGAACTGTCGAAGCGCGGAAAATGAACTATCAACTAGCAATAGAAGTTGCAGCCGAACTGGCCCGTCGATTTGAGGGGCTTTATCTAAAGCCGTACTTGTGCCCGGCAGGTGTGCCAACTATCGGTTATGGAGCGACTTACTACGAGAATGGTGAGGCGGTTACACTCAAAGACGCGCCAATCAGTAGAGAGCGTGCCGAAGCACTGTTGCTATGGATGGTGCGAACAAAATACCTACCCGCCGTTATAAAGCTGTGCCCCAACATAGACAGCCCCGAACGCTTGGCCGCGATTATTGACTTTACTTTTAACCTTGGCGCGGGGAATTTACGGGTCAGCAATTTGCGCAAACGTGTAAACGCAGGCCAATGGTCTGACGTTCCCGCTGAGTTGCGCAAGTGGATTAAGGGTGGCGGAAAAGTTTTAAAAGGTTTAGTGCTTCGCCGAGAGGCAGAGATCAAACTTATTTAGCCAGCTTCTCGTGCAAGTCTTTAATGGTCGGGTTGTAGTAAACCCGCATTAACAGCTTAACGTCTTCCGTCCCGCCTATTTTCCCCAACGTCATGGGGTCAATTTTCCCCGCCAGTACGCTGTACGCTTCGTGCCGAGTATCGTTAAAGTGCAAGTCTTTGATGCCTGTCTTTTTTAGCGTT